CGTACTGGGAGACGGTGGCGGTGATCGTGCTCATGTTGAGGTTCTGGCCGTCAGGGGTGACGCCCTCGGTCAGGGGAACGAGCGCCTTCGGCAGGGAGTCCCACTTGCGGAACTCGATGATCTTGCCGCCGTTCTTCGGGATCGGGTGCTTCTGGCCGAACTGATCATGGACGAGCAGCGGCTCCGCCAGACGGATGAGGTAGTTCGAATAGAACGTCTTCATCTCGCCGGACAGATCGTTGCCGGTCGACGCGTCGGTGGTGGTGTTGGTGTTCAGATCCCCGTCGAACAGGTTCAGGACCATGACGGGATAGAGCTTGTAAGTGGAAAGCATAGTTTTTCTCCTTTCGTGCTACGGCACGTCGGAGCGTCAGAAAACGATTTTTTCCCCGCGTGCCACTCTTCGGGCGATCTCGTCGAAGTCAGCCAGGCTGAGCTTGCTCGGATCGCTCTTGATCGTTGCTGCTGCACTCTGGGAGGTCCCGTTCTCGGCCGGCCGCGCACCTTTGGCGCGGATGTTGTCGACGACCCTCTTCTCGGTCGCCTGGCTCGCCGCCTGCGCGGTGCCGCTCATGTATCGGTCGAAATACTTGGCCTTGTATGCCAGCTCCAGGCTCATGCCCGGTGCGTTGATCGCCGCGACGAAGTTGGGATCTGCGAGCTCCTTCTGCAGGTCAAACTCGGGGAACTTCTCCCGAAGCGTCCTCGCCTCATTGAACCAGGCTTCGGCACGTTCCCGGCTCTGTTCTCTTCGGACCTGCTCCTGCTCGATCGCCTGCGCACGCTCCGCCATCATTTTGTAGCGCATGAGCTCCCGGTACTGCTGCGTGCTCATGCCCGCCTCGTCAGCCGCACGGCTCCACATCTCGTCGTCATTTTCGACAGCTTTCGACAGCTTCGAAAAATCTGCGTCATCCGTGATGCCGTAGCGCTGGTTCAGCAGGTCGGTGATGCCTCTCAACTTCGCGTTCTCCGCCTCCGCAGCTTTTGCTTTGGCAAAGCGCCGGTTGATCATGTCCTGTGTGCGCTTGGTGTAGATGTCCTTGTACTCGTCGCTGTTGATCAGCTCGTCGAATCTCGCCTGTCTAGCTTCCAGAGTGTCCTCTGCGCCGGCAGCGGCGCTGTCTGTGGTGCTCGCGGCGGCCGAGCCGTCCGGTTCTTTCCCGTAAACGACCTTCGAGAGATCGCTTCCGGAACCTTCGCCCGTTGTGCCTGCATCTGCGGGAGCTGCCCCCGCATCCCCGTCAAAAAGCCGGAGATCGATGCTCGGCCAGAGAGTAAAACGCATCGGATTGCTCCTTTCGCGGCTTTCGGTGCCGTGTACCGTATTCGCGGTATTGTCAGGGCCGTGTCCCTTTTTGAGTCCTTGCTTTCATGGTAAAAAGAAAATTCCCGGAAGTCGCCAAACATCCGGGAATTTTTCTGTATTTTTTCTATATTTTTTTCAGATCCACGTGCAAAACCGCCGGATCTGTCTGCTGCAGCTGTAGAAAACCACAGGTGATCAGGTCAAAAGCTGTCTCTGCGCGTCTGTCTCCGCGGAAAATCAGCAGCGCGTCGCCCGGCTCCAGCTTCTCCGTCTCCGTCTCGATCCCGAAGGACCGCAGCCAGACGGCCAGCGTATACAGAAGCGTTGACACGGCCGTACAGATCTGTGGATTGCCCGTCGCGTGGCCTGCCGCCTGCACGGCATATTCTGATCCGTTTTGACACAGCAGTACGTTCGTCACGGCATGTTCATGTTGGGCTTGCTGCGAGCCGCCAGGCGCTGCCCGTAGCTGGTCATGGGCGGCTGCGCGCGCTTCACCTGCGCGTCAACACCGGCGCTCGGCACATCCTGCGGCGCGGGCGACTGCTCCGGTACCGGCTGCGGCGCGGCTCCCAGGTTCCGCCCTGTGAGCTGCTGCACGATCAGAGACAGCTGCTGGATCTGCTGTGCCTGCTGCTTGCAAAGGTTGAGCAGCGTCTGCCCCATCTGCACTTGCTCGCGGACCTTGTCGATCCCCTCGAAGTCCATCATTTCCAGCGCGAGCATGGCCTCCTGCGCCCGTTCCGGATTAAAGAATCCCAGCCCGTACAGCTCCTTCGCGCGCTCGTTCTGCTCCATGCGGGAGAACGGATTCTTTTTCTGCGCCTTGATCTTCAGGTCGAACACGGGCTTGCGGAACATCATCTTGCCCTGCGCATCCACGCCGAGCGGCTGGTTCTTGATGCCGGCGTTGTTGAACTCGACAAACTCGTACCCCGCCTGATTCGGCGCCGCGATCCGGAACGCCCGAGTCTCGTCGTAGAACTGCCGCATGAGCTCGATCACGAGATCCACCAGCTGCTGATATGCGCGGTAGGACGCGGCGATCATGTCGCGGCTCGTCTTGTTCCCGGCCTCTTGCAGCGCAGAGATCGCAGCCGCAGCGGTCACGCCAGACGACGTTCCTCCGGAGGACACGTCGCGGTTGGACGAGGTCTCCTTCATCTCGTCGATCTTCATCTGCACGATCTGCGGGTAGATGCTGGAGAGCGGCTGCGTCACGATCTCACGGATGCGCGTCTCGTCGAGCGGACCTTCCACGTGGACCAGGCGCTTCGTCCAGTCGTCAAACTCCTGCTCGTTCACACCGGTGGAATTCGACACAAAGAAGCGCTTCTTCGTCGTCATCTCGGCGTTTTCGAGGATATTCGCGGAGAGTTTATCGATGAACAGCTGCGGATCTCGGCAGATGGATACATAGCCGAACCCGATCGGCGTCCCCTTCTCGGGGAATAGCACGTCGATCACGACAGGATACCGTCCATGATCATAAAGACCGCGCCCGCGCAGATGCGGATCGTTTTCGCTGGAGTAGAGCAGGATGTTGTTGACGAACTTGATGTAATGCAGCAGCGTCCGCCCGTCCGGGCTCTGGACCTTATAGTACCAGTCGACCACAACGGCCTTGTCGGTCGTATCGACAGTATCGTCGTAGATGTACTGCGCGACGTCAATGGTATGTCCGCCCATCTTGCCGGCGTGCTCCGGATACTGCTGATCCAGCAGATCCTCGTCCACAAGATCCACAATGAACAGGTTGCGGGATTTCTGGATATCCGTTATGCCCGGCTCCCAGAACACTTTCAGGAGATCGATCTGCTGGATATCGATATCTCCGAGACCGTTTTCCTTATCTTTATTCCAGAACGCGCCGTAGATCGGTGCGCCGTGCTTCAGCTTCTCCCACCAGGCGGCGTCGTAGGTCTCGTCGAAGTCGTTCTGCTCCATGACAACCGGCACGACGCTGCTCAGCAGTCTCGCGCTCTCCTCGTCGCTCTGCTCGCGCGGCAGGACAATCGGCTCCGGGATGTTGTCCATCGCGTCCGCGTGCTTGTTCGTGATGCTGGAAAAGAGCCAGCCGCTCGTGGGCTCCGGCGCGCTGTTCGCCGGCCGTTTCCTGCGGATTACCTCCCAGTGCTGCTGCTGCCACCAGAGCTCGTCCTCGATGATCCGCTGCTCCAGCGCGGCCTTCCCCGCCTTATATTTCGTCAGCAGCTCCACGCCGCGGGCGATATCCCGCTCAGTAATAACCTGCGCGCTGTCCCGCTGCGTCAGCAGCATCCCCGCCTCCTGCGGAGTCATGGTCTGCAAAGGTGTGATCGGCATCTCTCATATCCTCCTATACCAGTCATATCGGTCATACATTTGATCATTGGTATCCAGCGGGTTATACGGCGTCGGCTGCTGCACCGCCGCAGTCGGCGGATTGTACGGCCGCGCCATGCAGATATACCGCGACTCATCCGCAATGTGGTCCTCCAGATCGGTGTCCACGTCCTCCACCTTTGTGCTGTCGTAGGTCAGCATCGGGATCGTCCGGATGAACCCCTTGCAGGTGCGGAATACATAGAGCATCGGTATCCCGTTTGCGTCGAATGCCATGCGGTAGTGCATCTGCATCCAGCCCGCGATGCGCGCGTTGTCGCCCGGCTCGAAATACACCCCGTGCCGGCAGGCCATCTCGTAGATGCTCTCCCCGCGGGATGCGTCCCAGATGGATGGGTCGGCAATCCCATTGATACGCTTGCCCTTCAGCCAGCGGTGCTGCTCCTCCACGTTGCGAATCTCGCGAAAAATCTGATCGGGAGGCCAGCGCACGCCGGTGTTCGGCTCCTCTGTACATCCATACAGCTCCAGGATGCGATACAGCCGGTTGTCGTGGTCACAGGCCCACCAGCCCACGGAGAACGGCTTCGCGTATCCGAAATCGAAGCCGCGGTAGATCTTCCAGTCCTGCGGAACCTCAAACGGGTCTATCACGTGCGTGAAGCGCCTGTCCGCATAATGCTGCGGATCGTCCATCCATTCCTCGAAGAACGCGCCGCCCTCGATGCCCCATTCGCCCTCGCCGGCCACGCGGTAGCGGTTCGGGTTCTTCTCGCGCATCTCCTCGAAGTAGCGCAGATCCTCCTCGCTCAAGCATTCATTGAACTTGTACGTCGTGGTGATCGCCAGTTTGTCCGGCGTGTTCGGCGTATCAAAGAACCGCGCCTTCAGCCAGCTCGACGAGCTCCACGGGTTGAACGTTAGGGTCACCTGGCGGAAATACCCGTCCGGCAGATCGCCCATGATGCCCTCCGTGGCGGTGTCAAAGTCCTCCTCGCTCTCCAGCTCGTAGGCTTCCTCCACCCACACCCAGCAGATCGTGCCGACGTCCACGGCAATGGAGGTTAGCTTCAGCGCATCGTCCAGACCGCGGAAATAGATGTGCTGCCCGGTCGGTTTATATGTCGCGGAGAGCGGAGACACGTTGAACTGCCAGAGATCATACACGCCCAGGCGCCGCGCCGCCCATTTAAGCTGCGCAAAGCAGCTGTCGCGCAGGGTATTGCCGACCTTCCGGACAACGATCGTGTTGGCCAGCGGATAGCGCATCATGTTGAAGATGATCCAGAGCGCCGTCGTCGTGGACTTCTTCGAACGCCGAGAGCCCTTCACAACGCGGTACCGGCCCTTGAAGCGCCAGAACTCGCCGTATCCGCCGCCGATGATATCCGGCAGGTAGATCTCAGTCTGGGACATCGTCGCACCCTGTAAACACGACGGCAGGCCCGTTGTGTACGTCCATGTCCACCGCCTGCGTCGGCTTCCCATATGCACGGTCCAGCAGCAGATTCGCCGCGGCCATGCGCACCCTGGGCGACATCTCCGGATCTTTGATGTAAGAAACGGCAAGCTCGATCGCGTCGGCAGCGGACGCGCGCGCCAGCTCCATGATCTCACGCGGAAGCGCAGCACGGCCGGCCGGATTCCCGCTCTGCCCCTTTACAAACTGCCCTTTTTCATTCCGCTTTATCGGTTTCTTCTTTTCCTGCTGGTTTCCTGCTGTGAGGTCTTTGTCCATCTTTCTCCTCGCCATGTGCGATCCTCCTGTTGCTACCGTAACACGGGAAAAAGCGGAAGTCGCCAAACTTCCGCAAATCCCGCAAATTATCTTCCGCTGCTTCCGAACCCGTTGCTGCCGCGATCCGTCTCCTCCAGCTCGTCGACCTCTTTCAGGTCTACCGGCACATACGGCAGAATGATCAGCTGCGCGATCCGCTCGTATGCTTTGACGTGATACGGCTCATCCGACAGATTGTAGAGCTTCACCGCAATGCTACCGGTGTACCCGGAGTCGATCACACCGCCGCAGCTCACGATCCCGTGCTTCACGTTCAGTCCGGATCTGCTCTCTATCTTCCCGAACGTCTGCTTCGGCAGCTCCATGCATACACCCGTATCAAACGTGGCGGATTCTCCCGGATAGATCGTCGCGCCAGTCCTGGCATAGAGATCCAGCCCCGCATCAGCAGGATGTGCGCGCGTCGGCAGGATCGCGCCTGGTAATAGTTTTACTCGCATGTTTCCTCCTGTTTCAGCCAGTCGAGCCACGCGTCTTTTGACCACGTTCCGTAATACCATGTTTTTGCTTGTCTTTCATTAAGCCACTCTGCCAGTTCCTCGTCCGACATAGCCCGGATGCGGTCGGCGTTGGTCTGCGGTTTCGGCGGCTCATACTGCATAATGAAGTCGTAATCGTTTGGCAAGGCGTTGTCCACTTTTACTGCCATCCCAAAGATGGTCGGCTTTATATTCGGTTGGAGGTTTTTAAGTAGCTTTCCATATTTCCTACCGTTCAGCGTGACGCTGTTTGCCTCAATCGCACATTTGAGCATTTCCTCCTTCGCTGTAAAAATGCTCTCGCATAACTCGTTGTA